TCTTCATTCATTTCAAACCTTAGCATCGTTCTATCTGCAATATCAAAACGGTAGCCAAGACCAACTACGTTTTCTACCTTAGCGTCAATAGCAGCATGGTTAGCAAATGATGTATCATAGAAATTGGCTAACTCATACATGTTATATGGAGGAGTTATTACATCAAATAGTCCGTAACCATTTCTGTATACCGTGCCAGGATTAATTGCTTTTGATCCAGCATCGGTTCCAGATGGGCTTGCATTTGCTGAGTTTAGATATGCAGCATTTATTTCAACTCCAGAATATTTTGTTAAGTTGCGTGTTGTTCTACGACGAAAGTTTTGATCAATTCCAGCGTAATCTTTTAAAGCATCCCAACTTTTATTAAATGGGTCTTGAGAATTAAAAATGCTATCTTCTTTTTCTTCTGTATTAAGACTTGCACGAACATAATCTTCTTCACTCATCTATAGCCCCTCTTCCATGTTTCTCTAATGTCTGTTGTGCTGCATGCCAAGCACCTAAGTCGTTCATTGAAGGAATTAATCCTTCTTTTAATCTTGCCTTTTGTTCAGAATACTCTTCTTCGCTAACCTGAGTTAACCCTGCCACAAATACCGCTTCCCCAAGTCCATCGTCTCCATAGTGGGTTGCAACTTTTTTTAACTCTGCAATTTTTGTAATATCTCCACGATCTGACGGTATGTTTAAAACTGAGCCTTCGTCGTCTGTAAACCATTTACCATCAGACTTCTTATATACGTAAAGACCCCAGTCATAATGCTTATCTATTACCTGACGACGTACATTTTTGACATAGGGTTTACCAGTTTTTGGATTAATTAAGGATTCCATAACCATAAGTATAGCAGACTATACTGGAACGCTGACCGTTGTTTGCCAAACAGTATCGTTATATATCTTAATCTTATCAGCATCAAATATCATGCCTTCTTCGTCATCAATGATAATCTTATTAGTTCCCAAGTACGTCTTATATACGTCTGCTGGGCTTACTCCGTATAGGCTTGAAGAAGAAATAACAAGAACGCCTTCCCAAGTAAAGTTGTCTAGCCAATATTGCCATTGGAAATTTGTTGTTCCATCAGTTTTTACTTGTTGCCAAGGTCTATTAAGAGTGCTTTGAACCTGTTGTAAGTTATTTGCTTGATAGTAGGCAATATTATTAAATATCATTGGACCAGTTAGATTAATACCGCCCAAATAAGAGTCAAAGTTTAATGCGGTAGAAAATGCAATTCCTAAAACTCCCCACTCTTTTTTAGTAACAACTGGCTCTCTAACTAAACTTCCATTCCAAAAATATGATAGCCCATTAAACTCTTGACCAGTCTCTTGGCTACGAGCAAAGATCTTTGCCCTAGATCCTTTTTCGCTATCTGCAACCATGTAGAACTTTATTGTGTCTGACTTGTATTTAATTTCAAACAATTCTGTTTGTGTTCCTGGGAAAAAGTCTTCATCGTATCTCATCCAAATTTGAGCAGCACTTATTCTATAATTGTCTGCGGCTGTTTGATTAATTGGAATTGCTATTCCTCTATTAACATTTGTGTCAAATTCGCCACGAACCTCTATTCCACTCTTTCTATTTAAATATAAATAAGGGGTGCTTCCCTTATAAATGCTAAATGGATTTTTTGCTTTATAGTCATAATAAATACCAGAGCGTTTGTATGGAAACATATCCAGGCCAAACCTTGTTCCAACTGGATTAAAGGAGTTATCGTTAAATGCTTGAGAGGCTAATTCTAGACGTCTTAAAGAAATAGGCTTTGTTAAAATGTTTCTAAGATTAAACTCAAGATGATAAACAATTGCAAGATCGTTAAAGTCTTCAATTTTTGTAGGATAAATTAAGGTATTGTCAACAACTTCAAATTTTTTGTTTGACCAAGTAGTGTGTTCATCCATGTCAACAATTCTTCTTGAGGTTGGCGCGACGGTAGTTGTAAAACTGCTCTGTGGTAGGTTTGCTCCGTCAAAGACATACTGAAAAGTAATATAACTTCTAACAGATGCACTTTCTGTATTGTATTCATAGTATTTCTCAGATTTTTGCATCATATCTGCATAGTTGTTCCAGCCGCTAAACAAAAAGTTATCTAATTGATAGTATGTTTTTTGAGTAGGGCTTGCATACTCATTCTGTAAATCTCCGTAGGTCCAACTATTTACCACGACTTCGTTTTCAACTGATTCTGAAGGAGCAGGGTAGCCTATATTGAATTGCAGAAAATCTATATCATAAAATTGACTTCCATCTTCACTTGCTACGTATTGAGCAAAGTAAGATAAAGGTAGGTAGTCTTGCCAGTATCCAGAGACGCCTATGTCTAAGAAAAATTTATCATAGGCTTCTGTTGGTAATAAGGTATAACTTGCTGTATGTTCAATTAAGGCTACAGAGGTTTCTTCCGTTGCCCCGCTTTCTGACAAATCATCAAATAATACAAAGCCGTCTTCGTCAAAGTAATCCTCTATCTCAACCGTATTAGATGCAGTAGATAATCCAACAGAATAAATTTTACCAGTAAAGGTATTTTCTGCTTCTTCATCTCCACCTACGTATAGTTTTAACCCATTTTGATTTCCAAAAAAGGATGAAACGTTTTCTCCAAATGTATTTGTTATTGTTTGAAGGTTTAACCCTACCGAAAACAACTGGTCTGATTCAAGATTTTCTGTTGTGTAAACTAACTCTTCCACTCCGTTATAGTTTAAAACATATTTAATTAAATCCTCTTCTTGTCTAACAATAAAAAAATCACTAGTTAAAGAGTTATATATTTTAAGAAGTGTCTGTGGCTGTACCGTTCCAGACTCTGGTCCAATATCGGTTGTACTAAAAACTGCATAGACAGATCTAACCTGATCATTTAAAACATTAAATTGTGGAAAGTTAAAGTAGCACTGTTCTGAATTCCAACTATTGTTAGGCCTAAAAGTAACAAACTTGTATGACTCTGCTTCCGATTCAGCATAACCAGTTTGTTCTACTTCACAGTCATCATACAACTGTTGAAGCGTCTTAGTATCTAAAAATATTTCTGGTAGTTGATATGCTGGTGTAGTAATTGCCGTATCGGTTGTAACCAAGTTATCAAAGGAGCCTTGCTGCCACTGTGCAAAATCTGGATAATTATAATTAGCAGTGTAGTCTGCAAATGGATAATCAATAAAAGCAGATGTTCCTCCATAGGCAGAGTTAATTCCTTCTGGAGAAAGAACTCCCTGACCATACACCCATCTACGTTTAGCAACCGTTACTGGAACTTGATAAGGATAGATAGCCACACAATCAATTTCCACAGGAGTTACGTCTGAATAAGCATAGAAGCCTAGCCAATCTTGAGACTCTCCTGCTACTTCTGGTAATGGTAAGTCAAGTGTTTCTGTATCAATTGTCATAGAAATTACTTGTTCTCCATTAATCAATACCGTTGCAGAGTTACGGATTAAGCGAATATCAACAAGCATTGGTCTGTACCATTCACCAACGAAATGTGAAGAAAACGTGTTTCCAATTACTAAAGTTAAAAAGCCGCCCTCTACATACAATCCATTTGTTCCTACAATTGGACCAAATATTCTTTTAGGAGTTGGGGTGTCTGAGTTAATTCTTGCCCAAAATTCTACGGTGTATTCTTTATATCTACCCGCTTCATTTAAAAACCCCTTACCAGGAATAATGACAGAAGGATCTCCACCAACATTTGGTAACAATTTTGTTACTCCAGAGGCGCCGAACACTAACGGTACACTAGAGTTTTTTGCAACCAAGGCATTGTCATTAACTAAATAGTATCCTTCTTCTGTTGATATTCCGTAGGCTGATGCTGGAATAACCTGACTAGTTGTATCTAAAGCAATATCTGTTGGAAAAGATTCTGGAGTAACTCCAAGAGAAGTTACGTTAAACTCTTCTGACCATTGTCCTACCGTAATTCCATTAATATAAAATCTATAATCTGATGTCGTTGGAGATGCATCGCTGCCATTTGTTCTTATTTTTATAACTGCTCTAAGTTCTGTATTCTCATTAGGTATTTCAAATGTTTCAGAAACAAATGCCCAATTTTCAAAAACGGTAGTTTCAAATACCTTAAGTTCTTGAACCACTAAAGATGTTGTTGTATCCGTATACTCATACCCAATAGAAACAGATTCTAGGTATGCGCTTTCAGAATAGAAGTATGCTCCTACTGCAAATGTTCCAAGTTCTGCATTTAAGTCGCTAAAATTTATAAGGTTAGGGCTTATACAAATAATATCATTTGTATCTACTGCTGGAACTGATCCTGATAGTCTAGTTGTTTCACTATTTGGAAAAGGTTCATTGCCAACTGTATTGCTTGTTGCTGTACAACCAGTTTTAGTCCAGTCGTTTGTTATGTCCCGCTCAGATTCAGAAATAAGACTAATGTAGTCAGCCTGATCGTCTAATGCCCAAAGAACTAATGGGTGTTCAGAATAAATCTTTTCTGCATATAAATTTGACGGGTTAGCCATTGTTCTCCTATCCCCTTATTATAGCAGGGTGAAGTTAATTTTTAGGAACCCACAACTTTTCATTGCCTTTGTTGTGATATCTTGCCATTACAAACAATAAGTCTGAAAGCCTGTTTAAATACTTTGCAATATTTGCATTTATACCCTCTATTTTCCAAACCTGACGTTCTGCCCTTCTTACAACCGTCCTTGCATTATGCAAAGCACCTGTAGGCAAAACAAAAGAGTGAAGTGGCTCTAGGTATTGGTTATAGTCGTCAATGATATTTTCTAAAT